ACCACAGACACGGTGATGTCAGCAGTCGATGTGGCTGTGGCTGCCGCTGTCAACTCAAAGTGGGTCGGGTCGGTGATTGAAGCGATTTCAGCGCCGCCCGGTATTCCGGGTCCTGATACAGGCATGCCTACAACCAATGCAACCGGTGATGCGGCGTGAGTGACAGTCGCATCAGTGTTGGTGAGAGAAATACCCGTGAGTGTGAAATCGTAATCGCTACGACTTTCTAAAATCGCTTCGTGATTGTTAGTGTCAGTATTCACGGCAGCAACAGCGAACACTGTGAATTGGTTGGTGTTTAATGCTGCGTCAAATGCCAACTCTAACTTGTCGTTACCGTCACAGCGCACTGCCGGTTTGTTACCGAAGTCAGACTCGCTTGCAACATAGGTGGGCTGTTTGCTGGCCGTGCCTTGAGTAAAGTTGCGACCATTGCCTGATGAGTCATTCCATTGTGTTACTGCCGCACCGTCAGCCAACCCTTTGATTGCGTCAGCCTTGAGCCATAGCACCATGCCGCTTGTTGGTGGTTGCGCGCCCCAATTCAAATCGCTAATGGGTTCCATGTAGTTATCAAGATATAGAACGTATGACCCACCGAGTGGGTTGATACCGTCAGTGAGTGATAACTTCATGACATCGTCAACATCGGTGGCAAAGTCAAGTGAGGTCAAATCGTAATCTTTTGCGACTGTGTATCGCTGTCCCACACCTCGGTCAGTATGCAGACTTGTTGCGTGTGTGGCTTGTACCATGTATGACCTTGAAATGTCGCCTGTGTCATTTCCGACAGTCATTGAATCAAGACCAATGCGTGGCGCAATACGCGAAATTGCGTCTTGGATAAACGCACCACCTGTAAGGAAATTGGCCTCCGCTTGTTCCACATTCATTCCACTCATTGCTTCAGGTTTGAGTAATCCATCTTCTCTGTTAATGCCAAGTCTGCGACTGATTCCAACAGGGATGTCAACGGCAGATATAGGGTCGTTGGATGGTCGCAATAGACCAATTGTGAATGGTGGTTCTGCGGTGTGGTGACTCAATACCATACCGACCGGGCGAATTGGAATGCTGACTGCCTGTAGCACATTCTCGTTAAACACAGTCGGCCAGCGCACACCGCGCCCATCACCACGGTCACCAACACGCATTGCTGTTTTTGGGTTGAACCAATCAACAAGGTCTTCAGCGCCTGTGCCACGGTTGGTTCGGTTGTCCACACCTTCTGCCGCGGATGGTAGCGTAAAGTGAGAACGGTCACGATACAACTTGACTGTTGTTGGGTTTGATGTGGGTAGGACATACGCGTCTTCAGGGTCCCATGTTGGGCGAATACCAAATCCGCGTACAGGATATTTGCGCACATCTTCGCCCGTAGTGTTGCCCCACCAATCGACGATGTAATGTAGAACGGCAGGTGCGAGACTGCGTTTATGATTCGACATTGTTCCTTGTTTACCGACAAAGAAGTCTCCGGGGTGCAGTCGTTTGGCCGTAACAGGGTTTACGATATTACGCACAGGGCAACCGAATGGCGCTGTCATTCTGCGGCCGTCTGCATATCTGACCTGATGACCGCGCACGTCCGCACCAAGTAATGCCGACGCGTTAGTCTGCTGTTCCATGATACCGACGTTGGTCGCGGTAAGTGCTTGGTCAGCAAGACCACCCTCACCTTCGTATGTCCATGAGCCAATATCATGCTGAATGAGCGGCCCATGTTGATACCCACCGTGAGGGAAGTCGAACGGACCTGCGATACCCTTCGCGCCTTGAATCGCCCAGCGTGGCCTGTTGTATGGTTGACGCACAGCAAACCGATGACCGAAGCAGAAGTTGCGGTGATAGGCGTATGTTGCACTTGACGCGCCATATACCGTAGCAACAGGTGATGGGACTACTGCTGTGCCGTGTGAGCCTGTTGTAGTCCACGTCTTACAGTCGCCCATCTTCAGTGCTGTGGATGCGTGCCAGCCTCGCATGACATCACCCCAATGGTCAAGGCGCGTGGCTGATGCACCATATCGTGAACCACCCGGCCAAAAGTTAGCGTATTGGAACACAACGCCATCGGTGCCACCTTCTGCTGGGTTAGACCCATGAAGTGATTCGGGGGCCACAGCCGCACCTGTGCGTGCCGCATCGTTATGTGCGTTCTGCCCCTTCATACGGAACCCGAATGGGCCGTTGCTAACAGCGTATGTAAATTCGTGATAATGCACCATATCAAATGATTCAGGTAAGTGGTTCAATGGTTCTTGGAGATATGCGGCCGAGTCAGGATTGGGGCGCGATGAATCAGAATTGATTGTGTATGGTCGCCCAAGATTTTGATGCCATCGACACAAGAATGCGTCAGCCATGTGTAGAGTGTTTGTGTCGCGCGAGCCATGCAAGAGTTGTGGTAAATTACGCGTAGCGACACTCTTCAGTGAATCGGTGTAAACCTCACCCGGTGATGTGTTTTTCCAATGTCCCGTCAATCGCAATGTTGAGCCAGCAACAGCGTGTGTCCAAAAGTCAGCGTCTTCGGGTACCACGGTCTCAAACCGCGATGTGTTTTCGGTTCCGAGACCTGCCCCACCACCGCTTGTGTAGCCGCGATGATTGTATGTAGCATACATCTTTTCGTTATCGACTGTTGTCAATTCAAGACGCATGTTGTAGTAGTCAATCCCAACCAATGGGAACAGGTCGTTGTTGTCTACAACAATACGCGCTGCGCCTGAATTGACACTGATAACTTTGCAGGTTGGTGAGAGTGCGCTGTAGTCTCCTGTATAGGCGTCGTAGAAATGTGTGGGGTAACCAGCCAGCGTAATTTGTGATGATATTGCGCCAAGCGTACTGCGACAGAAATGGTAGTAATCATCGGCATGATAGTGTTCTAAGTGTTTGAAATGAGAAGCCGCGAATGGGTTGCTCAGATTGTTTGCCCACCACGGGACAGTGATAGTGTAACCCGGTGTAGAACGCCTGAACATGTTGGGATGGTACGGCAAACTACGACGTGTGAATACCCCACTTGTGCTTTCGTTTACGCCTAACGGATTGAATGTCGCAAGCGGTGGGAGAGTTGTGAATTGCTGTCCGGGTGCTGGGTCTATATCTAACATCATCTCATTGACATAGATTTCACAACCACGCACATCCGCGCCAACTGCCGAAGCAAGGATGAGACCAATAGCACCATTGGCCTGCACTGCGCTATTGATATTGTCATCATAGATACCAATTACTGTTGCAACTTGTTGTCCCGTGAGGAACGGCACGCGTGTGACAAATGCCGAAGTTGCGGGGTCAAATGGTGCAACATCACTGACTGCATCGGGGTTGTGGTGATACCCAACCAACTGTTGCGCGTAGACGTTTGGCTGTATTACAATTTGATACGCGCCAACCTCCATAGGGTCAGGGAAATGTGGCGTGAGCGTGTAGTCTTTCGCTGCTTCCAAGAAGATAAGGTGACTACCTTTGCTGTTCTGTGTACCAGCCACACCGTCACTTGCAAGAATCCCATACCCATCGTACCGAATCTTCGTCTCGGTCATCAGTGTGAACGCGCCACCATGAATATCAGACGGCGGATAATTAGCAGTCAAATTACTAAACCATACAAGCGGGTCACGAGGGGGAATTTGGGCCGCTGCTGCTGTCCAAGCAGAACCACTAAGATGTTGCAGCATAGATTCGTGTGAAGGTTTTTGTGCGGTCAAACATCCATAATGGCTGGTGTAGAGTCGCTGGTAAACAGGATGCGCAAGATGACCCGGCATCATCGCCATTGTTGGTGTAATGTAATGGTGCCCCATGCGTGGTAGTGGCATTGGTGTTAGTTGTGCTTCGGCCAACAAAGCGTGTGGACTCTTTGAGCCACCGCGCGCACCCTTCACATCATACCAGCGCGTCAGCGGCATATCAGGTGACTCACCACTAATTTCCGCGTGGTCGCGCAAACGACGTGCTGCAAAGAATCGGTTGCTGCCCGCAGGGACATAGAACGACGGTTTGAGAGAATCACCCGCTGTGGCTGCAAAATCAGGTGTAAATACTACACCTGTAAACATTCGCTTAGGTGAACCGCCACCACCACCCGCGTCTGCTACACCTGTGTAAGAAGCAATGCGCCCGTTAATGGAGAGGAACCAACGACCGCTACTTGCTTCTGAAGCGTCTGTCCAAATGCGCTGGTCGATGTCTTGATTGACAGTGATGGTATTCGCAGTATTACTCGCGAACGTCAATGGGTTACTTGTGACATTGACATCCACAGTGCTACTTCCGAAAGCATGAGTGTGGTACACTGCTGGCTCACGTTCAGTGTGAGTATGCCCCATCTTTGTGATATGGAAATATAGAGCGCGGTCATGCGGCTCATACGAAGTGCGTAACGGCGCATCGTTGGTTGCTCTGCGCCACCCTGATTGAGTGTTATCAGGGAAATACTCAGGGTTAGAATCAACGTGGTCCCACGCGTTATTCTCCCAAGTAGGCCATACGCGCGGGCCGGGGTTCGTATTATCGAATGACCGCTTGACAAGGTCTTCAGCATCACCGGGTCGTTGTTGACCACCTGTGCCGATAGATTCGTTCTGATAGACCTGTGACCTATCAAAACCCGACCGCACGATGATGTTGCCGGGAATTGTGTCAGGGTCCGGCAACCGAATGCGCATATTCGGGGAGTTGCCTGAACCCGCTTCGGCTGGCGCGAGACCTTCTACATCACGGTCACTGACTAAATCAAAGTCACGAATGATAGTACCAAATGGTGACCCACCCTCAATGAAATGTTCTTGGCCTGTGTCATCGATTACTGAAATTGTCTCAAATTGAATCTCTTCATTGGGTATCTCTAAGACATTGCGAACCTCTCTTGGTAGAATTTCTGCAACGGCTGGGTGAGACAACTCTTGTGCTTGCATTACAGGGAACATCGCTGCGTTTGTGGTCTCAAATGTAAATCGACAATTGCCCAATAATTTCTCTCCTGTAAGAATGGGGACGCCACTCTTGACGCGTGTGATAAACGGTATCGCGCCAAGACCGCGCGCGTTAGAAGCGGGTAGGGACAGACTGCCACCATCCATACGCTTCCATGTGATATGATTGGTAGCAAAATTCCACGCTGGGTGTTTGGTTTTCCAATACATCCACGGGTCATCATCCCAATCTCCTAATGCGGCATTGCCCACGCATTGTCGATTTACTATTTGCTCTCCATCCAAAGTAACATCGGCATGGTAAAGAGCGCCCGGATTCAAATGGAAATCTGAAAATAAGTCACCTGTCGGGAAAAGACAAGTGTCCATTTGGTAGAGATGCGCACCTGCTGTAACAGGATTATTCCATTCGGTAGGTGCTACTTCGGCATCGGCAGGCGCTTCTTGCCCGTGAACCCACAACGCTTCGACATTAGGGCCGCCGTTAGCAGGCGCGGTGTATCGAGAAGGAGAATGCAAATCCGCGTCCCATAGCGTAGTACCCGATTGAGCGGCCGTGCCAGCACCAGCAGCACCCCACTTGAACGCAAGTAAGTCGCCTGTGCAAGAGACACCATTGCGGTCAAACTTAGCCACAAGAGGCAACTCAGACTCGTAATTGACTACAATATAGTGAGATGGGTGAACACCGTGCGGGCAATCTCCGAGTGCGGTATAACCAACTTTGCCTGTACCAGAGTTTTTGTTCACTGCCACCAAATTGCCTGTTTTGTTGTGACAAACCATTGTTGAGCCATACGGATTGAACCCTAAGAAAGCGTGCCACGCGCCCTTACCAGCACCCACCCCAATCGTGCCATCAGGGTTCTGCACGGGTAGACTGTTGAGATACGAATATCGCTCACCGTGCCACCCCACCGCACCAATCGGTCGTGTTCTATCAACAGCGTTTACAGCACCACTGAAATGCACTTGTGTCGCGGCAAGATGGTCATAGATGGTGTTCTCTCTCGTTACGTTGTGGTCACCATAACTACCAGCGGCGTGTAATTGCTCTTGCACACCATTTGACCAACGCAGGTTGCCTGTCTTTGACCACATGTAAACTTTGAATCCTGAACCGTTTGCGGGCATATTCATTTGACGCGCACCACCACTCCAATAAGCAGGGGTGGCACCCGCAAGTCCCATCGGGTCTTCAAAAGAAGTTTGGCCTGTTCGTTGATTAGGACCAAGAAGGAACGCGTAGTTGTTGTTCGCATGGTCAATATGCACACCGTAGTAGAATGCGTAATACGGGCGTGACCAAGCATCAGCAGGGTCAGGAGTAGTAGGTGCTATCCGAATCCACCCATAAGCAGGCGCGCTTTCAGGAATATAGGGTACCTTGACGTGCCCTGATGTGGCTGAGCCGGATGAGTGGTCAGTCACATATTCTGTCATGTCTCCCATTTCTACCCACGAATATCGGTCTTGTTGATGCGCGCTACCGAACGAAGGGGCGAAAGTGCCACCAAGCGCTTTGAGTGCGCCTTTGCCGGGGAACGCGTTGATTGCCCCTGCGATGACTGCGCCCAATTCTTCGGAGTTTTGTACGCGTGTAGCGTCGACAACAATAATTTCAGTGTCAGGTGCCAAAGCCAAGTCTTTGTCATAGTCGGGTAGCATTGCAGCACACCCTCTATAGATGGTCGCGTTGTCCCCAACTACTTTGGTTGTGACTGCTGACACAACATTAGGTGCGACTGCGTTTCCTGTCACAGGTTGTGCAGGGTTCAGGCGTATGCAATTGTCAAAGAAATGACCACCCGGTGCATAGCCACCATCCATGTGAAATGTCATGGTACCAAAGTCTTCTTTTGGTGCGCCGGAGGTCAGACCATGAACAGGAATAAAACCAGCAGCAGGCGCATATCCACCACCTAACGCGTGTATTGTGTGTGGGTAAAACGGATGCGCGTATGGTGGCGCCTGCCCACCTGTAGCAGGCTTGTAGAACGGACTACAAGACCACAGAACATGACTTGAATTGTCTTTGTTGTACAATAGATTAGGGGCACCATGCGCGGGGTCCCAATTTGGAATGTGTTTCCAACCGTTGACGTTGTTCGCAATGTAAGCGCGCGGTGGCGGCAAGAATTCGTTGGTCCCAAATCGTATGAGTGCAGGTACAGCGGCTGGGAATTGTGCGTCGAAATTGGAAATCTCGTTTGGTAAAAATTGACCGTAGCGTGTGCTATAAAAGAGAGGTGGCGCGCCTCCAACATTTACATCGTATGCTTTACCAACACTGCCCAATGTACCATCTATAGGCGCAACACTGTGACGAACATTTGGCTCGGCTTGTGCAGTGTCTTCACCCTTCCAATGCTTCGGGAATGATTGACCGGGACCGAAGACAACGTAAGTGGTATGGTCTGCAAGAGCGGTAGGGGCATCTTTGTATCGAGCATGGGGGTGCGCGAAGCGAAGAATGAGTGGTGATGGGCGCGTAACATCGACTTGATTAGGTCCTGAGCCGTATGATGCCCCAGCCCCTTTTGGATTGTCAAGCCCTGTCGAAGAATGAATGCTGTCATTCTGCAAACCATCCATGTCCGGTGTGAGCATCATTTGTTGATTTGCAAACGGTGCGCCCACTTCACCTTCGTGTTGGTTGAGTAACGCGGTTCCGGGGAACATTGCCAACATCGCTGTTGTGTCTAACAATGCGTAAGCGCCGAGCATTTCGTTGGCGTGTTGAATGCCCGCTGTCCCTGTTGGGCCTGTGCTATACGGGTGTTTGTAAAATTCAGAATAATCGTTCTGTGTACCATCATTGATGTCAAGAACAACACCACTGAACCCACCACCAAAGTAGAGTGGTACCCAACGGTCTGCGCTATCGCGTGCGCCACGGAAGTACACTAACGGTTCTCCGTATGTGTTACCTGCAAGTCGCGCACCATCAAAGAGATGTGTTCGGTCTGTAGAACAGAAGCGTGAAATTGTTGTGCGCGCCAATCCTGTCAAACCGTGAGGACCCGGCATAATTTTCTTCATCAAATCTGTAGTTGTGACAACAGGTGACCCACCGCTTGGCTCTTCGGCATACACACCTGTGCGGTCATCAATAATAAATCGGTGACTCCAATGTACCCCTGAAGGTTCACGAGCCGCTTTGACTTCGCCAACAAATGAGTTTTTGTCATCTACGCAGACGCGTATGAGTGGTGCGTATGACAAATCAACAGCACCACCAAAGTCCGGTGTGCCTGAAGTATCGGCACCAAAGCGACCGATAGGACTCAACCAATGCAGACTCATACCGGGGTCATTTGCATTAACAGGTTGATTTTCCATAGTGAGAGTCCATGTGTTGCCTGCTACTGCCGCGTTGCCGTCAGTAACGTGGAATACCGGATTTTCAATAGCAGGTAGAATGTGGTCACCGGGGTATCGTGTGTATCGCACACCGCGCAAGTTGTCGCGCCAAACACTAACATCAACGACATTGTCGTGACTGTCAACTAACACAGGTGTAGCAGTATTTGCGTTAGTCCCACGATAGCGCGTGGTAATGTGTAGAACTGATTTAGGCACATAGCCTACATCAAGACGTTTGTGAGTATTCAATTCAGCACGCGACAGACCCCCAAGGTGAGTATTGTGGTCAGCAATCAAAGCAGTTGTGGTACCACCAATGAATGAGTTGACATCAGGCTTATCGACACTACCAGCGTACAACCCCCAATCCGGTTCGCGCTCTACTTCAAACAAGTCCTTGAGTGGAATAACCTCTTGCTTGTTGCTAAAGGCTTTGATGCGGATAGATGTTGGAGTGATACCCCAATCAGCAAAAGTACGACCGTCAGGTGCGTACATTTGGGTGCAATCAAATGATGTCTCCCCAATGTCCTCGCTGTTAGGGTCAATCTGCATTGCCCTCTCTATAGCAGCAGCAATCACTTCATCAGTCAAGATGGTTGTTGTATTCAACATTGGAGAAATGATGAGTGGTGATTTGTGAGTAGCGACAACATTAGGGCCGTGTGTGTTCGCGTTAGCAAACAATGTATTCATGGCTTCGCCTGTAATTCCATAGAATGAGTGAGTACCACCTTTTGGATTATGAGTCCGGTGAGTGTAATGGAACACATAACCTGCGTGAGTGTAAGTGATACCAGCAGCAGTATCGGGCAATGCCACCCACACCAAACCGCTATCGGGGAACCCTAAATGTCCGAGAGCATCTACATTAGAGCCGAAGGGCACATCGTGCCAAATACCGTCATTACCATATCCACACCCAACCGCTGCTTTCAATGTCAACACATCAGCGCTTCCGGGCGCGTCAATGGCTACCGCGTAACACGCCTGTACTGTTTCTCCACCACGGAATTCGTTGCCTCTCCATGACTGCAAAACAGACGACGGTCCTGTCAAAGAAGCCGTTGTGATACGTCCTGACGGGTCACCCTTGCCGTGCATGTGACTGCCAATGGTGAATCCACCTTGTCCGACATCACGGTCGTCAAAGTAAATCATAATCTCATTGTCAAGTGAGGTCGGCAGTCTCGTGTTGTCGTTAGAAAAGGCCACACCATGTTGTTTGTAGAGCATGCGCAGCGTATGTCGTCGACCAAGATGGTCAACAAAACGGAATCCATACAGGGGCTTATCGCCCACGGTATCATCTTTCTCAGTAGTTGGTACATACCCACTGTATGTGGTCAAATCACCACCAGCACCAAATATAGTGCTTACGCGTTCGGTGTTATTTCCTTCGATACCGAATCCCCATCGCCCCGCGTCAGGTGCCCACCCCGGAATACCTGCCTGTACAAGACCACCACAATTGATACGAGAGCGCGCTTGAGTACCAACGCGCAAACCTTCGACAAGACTGCCGGGGCGATTTTTTTGCTCAAACGATTCGTTGTAAGCAGTGTTTGATGAACGGCCTGTAGGAGTTTCATTATTCAAATTCCCTGCGTCAGCAAGCACTTCCGACCCTGCTACTATGTTGCCGTTGGCTACACTATTGAATCCAAGATGTGAATTGTGAGTTGGGTCGTCGGCTACAGAATCGGCCGTCGTCAGTTCACTTAGGGTAGTGATTGGTGCAAATGGTCGCCCGTGTCTATTGATTGGCATGGGTGCTGGGTGCATCATTTCGCCCATCACTTCGTTAGGTTGGCACCAAAAATTGCGGAATCTTCCACCATGCCCAACGAGGAATTGTGGTCGATAAGCAGATTGTGCGCGGCTGTTATCCAACCACACGCAGAAATTGCGACCCGTCGCACCGGGCACAGTTGAATGAATAACTACAGTAAACCCTTCGACCCCATCCGCGTCTTCTACAACACGCCCGACGTGCGCTCGCAAATACCCCATGTGACTACCGCGGTCAAACGAAGAATACGCGGTGTCGTCCCAAAACGGTGCAGGGTCATGTGTGCTACCGGTAATGGCAAAATCAGAACCGTGGTGTGGCGCGGTCGGGTCACTCTGTTGACTTGAGTCTGTGTGTGCAGTTAGATTGGTGCCTTGCTGTGTAATATCGAATCGTTCTGATTCGCCGGGGTATTGGTCAGCAGGTCGGCGCTGATTGCTTCGACCGTTAAGCGCACCCGCTTGGTTTACAAGACGTACAATTTCTTGAGCGGCCGCCTCAATATCAGTCACACCTTCTTTGACACCAACTTCACCAAGGTCAAGTCGCAAACGACGCACGAAATCCATGTGAGTCCAATGAGGTAGATGTTGCAACCGTTGTTCGTTGTGAGAAGTGAGTGACAAGGGGGTGTTGCGATTGCCGCGCAACGCAAGGAAAGCAGGGATTGCGCGTGTACCTTCCGGTGTATCGAAAAACGTAGATTGGAATGGGTAAGCATCGGCGGCATTAGTCCATACTTTTGTTGCTTCGGCCGCTGTTGAAACATTGTCAGTAGAGGCTTTTTGCAACGTAAGCGCGTGGTCTATAGCCGCGTAAGAAGGACAACATGTTGAATTGTTGGTTCGGTCATTGCCGCCTTCCACAGGACAAGGGTTATTTTCATCATCATTGATGAGAATGTAATTTGGTGTTTGACGAACAACCGCTTGCGCAGCAGTGATATTGAGTGTGTCATTGAATTTTGCGTTTGGGAAATACCATGACCGATGCGCGTATGCCGACTCTATGAATTCAGACTTGCCTGACGTAGTAAGCATTGAATCAACACCGGCGGGTGATGACCCACCAATGTCTGTCAAACTCGCGACTGTGTGTTCGTAAACACCCGCCGCACCCACTCTTGTCTGCGTACCGTATGAGTACGGAATATCTCGTCGTTGTGTACGGAACCCATTCGCAACATCGAGATTGCGTATTTTCATTGCACGCTGGCTTGACTGCACTTGCATCCATAAATCTTGGAATGCCACTGCTTCCCTATCATGCGCGACATCATAGAGCAGAACACGCGCGTGTTCTTGGGTAGATAGGTACGGGTCAACATACGCAACAATTGGTGCTGTGTTTGCAGTGCGACCTAATGCTACCCAATTCAACTCAATGGTTTTGTTGACATGCTGTGCGTAGTTACGCGCGGTTGTAAGACAATCGTTACCAATAAGGAAATTTTCCATATAGACCGTGTCACGCGCTTCTATTCCAACATTGCTACGCCCTTCATTGAATCCGCCCCATACTTCAAACTCATTGTAAACACCGCGCGATTTAGCGAAGATGCCTTCTATCGCGTGAGGGTTGGTGTAGTGCATGTTCATCCAAACAGTATCGCCTTGGCGAAGACCGCCGGGCGCGAATGAATTATGCCATGTTGAGTTGACCACCGCGTCTTCGACTTTGGAACTGTAGTCACTAATCAAAGTCGTGCGCAATGAATGTATTGTAAGAATGTCGTCGGCTACAACGCCTGTTGCTGGCGCAGGTGCGGCGGAATCCCACGGTGCGGCAGCGATAATCAGTTCAGTACCGTTGCTATAAATAGAAGCACTTGGGTCTACAAACACGATGTAGTCATGCCCATTTCGCTCACATCTTGCACCAAAAACTGAACCACCTGATGGGTGATTGGGCGCGCTATGTGTAACCAATTCAGGTCGGTCAACATAGACGATTTGTGTTGGTGCTGTTCTTGCGACACGGGTGACTCTTAATTTTGGACAGCCGCTTTCGATGCGCGCACCGTGTGGATTTTCGCGAGGCCCTGCTTTGAATTCTACTGCACTAACGTACTGCCGCAATCCATAGTCGCTATTTCCACCTTGAGTCATTACGTTCGCGCGGTCATGATAATACGGGTTACGGAATTCTTGCGCGGCGCTTGGTGTGTAAACATCATCAGCGATGATTGCTTGACCTTCGCCCAATCTATATCCTCCCACATTGATTGACCCACTGTCCGCCAAACTCTCAAGGAAATTGCTACTCATACCGTTGTTGGGTGTAGCAGTGTCAAGTTGGATGTAGCCGTCGACTTGTGGGTTATTGACATAATAGCACCATTCACCATTCGGAAGGAACGCGCGCCGCTTACGCAAGGAGTTGTCCATATCTCGTACTTCACCTGTACCTAATGACGAAAAAGAAGATTCGGGGAACAATGACGCTGGCTCTATTTCGACTCTTGCATTAGTGGCATTATAACCAAGAGTAATTCTTGAGCCTGATTGGTATTTTTTGTTAATCCATGTAAAATGGTAAGACCCCATGACTTCACGGTCTGCTGCAAGGAAATCATTGCAGCGACGACCGACAGGGTTTGGTGACCATGAGTGCGCTGTCATTGTTGCATCAAGCACCAATGCCATACTGTTGTCAGGGCCGGGGAAGATACCTTCTTCGCGGTTCTCAAAGAAATGATACGGAAACAGTGGGATTTCTACAAGCGCGCGTGTCGATGCGTATTGTGTACCAAGTTGATAATCGTGGTTGACACTGCGCAGAGATTGGAATAATCTGTCATTGATGGTAGAACCATCTTGGCAAATGCTTTCTGCGAAAGTAGGGTCAGCAACTAAAACCGATTCGGCTAACACATTGTTGGCCGCGACCCACGCCAAAAACGTAGCCGATTCGCTACCGTCTGTGTTGATAAATTTGCCCGAACCTGTTTGTGCAAGATGGTCAAACAAAAATTTCGTACCTTGTTTGCTGATGTAAAGCGCATGCGCGCCATCTGTTGTGTAAACACGTCCCTTCTCACTAAAGCAAAATGTGCCCCATGATGCAAGTCCGGGGTTGTTGTTGTTTAGGGGCGTCACATTCAACTCAATGCTGCCACCACCGCCGGGGTTGACTACAGAAACTACACTTGTCGAGCAATCACGACGCGTTGCCCAACCAAGACGAGTCAATGGTGATGGGTCAAATGTCGGCTTGGTGTTTACTGCACCTTGACCCGGTCCACCGAGTGTGACTGTGACAACAGGCGCGCCGGGCATAATTTCCTTAATTGGGTGAGAATCGGGGCTACCGTCAGCAAGTGTGTCACTACTTACATTGATGTCGTCCATCAATCCACGGCACTCCATGAACAGTGTTCGACCATTTGTGCCGGTCATTGAATTGAAACTTACAATGCGACCGCGCGCTTGTAGATATTCCAATGATATGTGTGTAGCGTCGTCAGAAGCATCTGATGTACCCGCGGCCTTAGCGAGTTGCATTACTCGGTTCCGGTTTGATGGTTGGACGATGAGAACGTGTTCATTGCGGTCACGGTAATTATCGATGATGTCGAATACTTCGTGAATGTGACTTGATTGATTTGCCGCACCCACATCGAACGCACCTGACGTGTTGACGTTGTCTATAGCAGGCTTCTGCCGGAAATAAGTAGGAGCATCTGCTGGTGGAGGGTCAGGCAAACCTCGATTTCGTGCTTGTAGAATAATGCGATTGTACACCGAAGGATGTGACGCATTGGTAACGTGTGACGCATCAACTCCTTGGGGAGGCACGCACCCACCATCCGCTTCACGCGTTGGTGCGTAATTTACAGGCGTAAGACTTTCATCCAATTCAATCTCGTATTGTCGACCACCTGTGTTGTCGCCCACCAAACGATGAGGCTTGAGTGATTCATTGGAGTCACCAGCGACCGATTCAGAAATACGAATCATGCCACCCGGCGCATGAATGGTCATACCTGCCGCGATTGCTGCCGCAATGTGTGCCGCAACGCTTTGCCCACCAATGACAGACCCGCCAGCAGGTACCGTCTTTTCGATAAGAAGCATGGGTGTAGCAACACCCATTTTGCTACCTGTGAGGTCAATCGCGTTGTAATGAATCTGAACGTATGGTGCCGCGTTAGGTGCCAAAGAAGGCACTTCCAGCACAGCAATACGCGACTCAGTTTCCGGTGCAAGATGCAAGTCATACACAGCATCAGTGGAAAGGATAGAATCGGCGGCGTGTCCTTTGAGTAAGAATGGTCTTACATCGAAATTTGCGCCACCAATAGCGATGATTTCACGCTTGTATTCTGCTGATGTCGCAGTGGCGTTATGACCATTTTCGACAATAGTATTGACAGTGCTACTTGTTTTGGTTTTAGTCACCGGCCCTGTAAACGCTCGACGATGAAGACCAACAATTGTGTTGATTGGTACTTGGTCTTTGAGTCCAATGCTTTGACCGTCAAATGTCACATCAAACGAATCAGACGCACCGTCGATGGTTTTGGTCAATCTTTCTTCTTGCGCGGGTGGGAATATCTGCATGTATGGGTGACCTGCGCGGTGACTGTATTTGTGACGCGCAGTATGCCCTTCCTTGAATTTGTCACCGAGTGCGCTGGGCCATGAAGCAGCATCAAACGGATTACTCGATTTGCCTATAGACAGGCTTCTTGAGAATAACACACCATGATTCAGATTACCTGATTCATCAATCACCATTTGCCCTGTACGGTCAATCATCTGAGTGCCGATGCCGGGTGAACGGTAAGGTGTACCTGTGCCACTATCAACGAGTAAGTCTCCACTTACAAGCACGACGTGGCTATCATTCGCAAGATTGGTGGCTGTCACGAACGCAGTGCGATTGTGCAAAACACCACGCGCGCCTGTGGCATGTGTGTCAAAATCAAGATGGATGCTGTTCACCGTGAGGTCACCGTTTGTCGCGATATTGAGAAGACGAACGCGCTCGGGTGGCGAGAGGTTCGCTTTGCCTATCTTGTGGTCACACAGTGTTGGGTTAATCATCAGATTGAATGGTGTGTGCGCGATAGACTGCAATCCTGTTGGTGTTGCGACTTGATAGTTGCCGAGGCCGTGGTCTGTCGCGACATTGAGAGTAGTAGTGAATGTGGATTTGTCTTTACCTGTAATAGTTTCATACAGTGTTTGCGCACCAGCCGCACCGATGTTGATTGTGGTCGCGCCTGCTGTGACATTTGATGCGATGTAGAAGTCGTTTTGGTCAACTTCTACAGGCTCTTCAAATCTCCATAGACCGATAGAGTCCGTGCTTGCTGTCAATGGTAGCGCACGGATTTGGTCTGATGTTCCGCGCCGCCAATGGACTGACTCAATGTAGCCACGATACTCACCACCGCGCCCACCAATGTAGAGGTCATTCTCGTTCATCTTGAGGTCGTAATGCTTCTCAAGTTTGACCGACGCAACCAATTCTGTGTTGATGTAAACCTTGACTTGTTTACCATCGAATGAGCCAACAACGTGTAGTAACTCACGCGAGTCTTCATTCAGGTTTGTACCTGATTGCATGAATGTTGCACCATCGCGTGGGTAGACAAGACCGTCCCAACCAACGCGCGAACCACCGACTACGACAGGGACGGCCGATGCTGCGGTAAATGTCTTCTTACCTGTCTTGTCGTCGCGCATGTGAACTGAAAACGATGCAGGGGCGGGTGCCCCCACACCACCAACACGCAATTCAAACAAGTCAGGTTTGACCACAACGACACCACCGTGGTCAGGTGCAACGAATGCTTCGACGGTAAACGATGTAAGAACCTGAGCGATGTTGCGGTCATACTCACTATTCGCCTGTCCTGTAGTTGTCGCACTACTACGCGCACCATTTGCAAGTTTGAGACCTGTGCGCTCAAAGGTTGCCTGTGGGACAACAACAGCATCACTCACGCCATTGAAGAATAACGCGTTGCTGTTGCCACCAATCACTGTCATTGTATCACAGCCCCACGATTAAGTCAATTGGTTGGAACGCAATCTCCGCGGAATATACGGTGTTACCGGCATCGTATTTGAAGTTACATGAAGTCACTGTACCGCGTATGCCGGTGAGCATATCGCGCGAATCGAAAGTGGTCGATGCGGGGTTGACATTGCCTGCTGCGTTCTGTGAGTCAGGTGACGTAATACCGGTTACGAGAAGGAAGTTGCGCGTACCATAACCTGACGGAAGTAAGTCAGTCCCTACATCAGCGTGTAGCAACGAATTATAGGGGATTTGCACACCGACGATGTAGTCATCACCAGCACCGCGCAAATCCATTTGGAGGTCCACATCAAAACCACCTTTGTCAGTTTTACCACCAAGAACATTGAATGCGGAACCAAGCGCGCCACCAACATTTGTGTTTGCCACATTTGCAATCAGGTCTTGCATCTTGTCACCAGCCGACTTGCATGAATGAGTCGACGAACCACCACTCATTGTTTGATGCGCAGGGATGTCAAGACTGTCGTTATCTTCGTCAGTCCAAAACGAAGGTGTGCCTGAATTGCCGTTGAGACCCGCTTCCTTTTGTGTGAATGTGATTGAACAGTTACCAAAGCCTGTATTCTTGCCTGTAGTTGCCGCGTTGACTGTGAATGCAGATGAGAACGTGTTGCCACCCGCAGCAGTCACAGCAGGCACAAACGTGCCGACGTGCGCTGTGAATGCTGTGTGTAGCGCAGTAGCGAGCGCGGCACCTGTGTCGGCTACACCATTGAGACCAACAGTCAGAATGGTGGTTCCCGCGTTACTTGCAGCAGGTGCTATGCTTGTGTCAAATTTGACTGTAATAGGGGCGAGTGAGTCTGTGACTTGATGAGTTGTCTTGATGCTGAATGTCTTGCCGTTCAATTGCGCACATGTGACAGAGCCACCGTCATCATCCATGAACGCGTCAGTTGCGTCTTCGTCACCTGTCGCTTCAAACACAGCGACGGTACTGAAATCAATAGTCGCACCGGCAGCGCGTGGCGCTTTAGCAGTGCCTGAGCAATCGTCATCTGTGAGAACGCAATTGAAATTCATATCGACGGTGACCAAATTCATGTCCGCGCCAATTCGCTCACCAAGCGCAGGTACAGGTATGGCTGTCACACCGCGCTGCACACTGAAGGAATAGTCAGTACATTGCAGATTGATGAGGTCACCATTGCGTTGTACCAATCGAATTGGCAAACCACCACTCATGCTCGTGCCCATCAAATCGCCTTCCTTGTTGTGCCACGACCGTATCGTCGCATTTCCTTCTGTATTTCATCGCTGATTTGCATTGCCAAATCCTTTCTGCTGGTGCGGTCAGTAACACCACTGACATCGATTTTGATGTTGAACGTGTGACTACCGCCCATGCCATAGCCTTCTTTGCCCAATGGTACAACGGCTTCAGGTCCCTTTTCGCCAATCATGGCGAGTGTTGGTCCGGTTACAATACCACCCTCAGCGAGCATAGGGACGTTGATTCTTGGTGGGATAGATACGGACCGCCCACCAATGCGAGGCACCCAATTTGGTACTGTAAAGTTGAGGAAATCAGCGACGTTGTTATTATACCAACGAACAAATGTCGAAAACGCGCCAGCCAAGCCATTCTTGAAGCCACTCCATGCGCGCGCCGGTGTGTCCCACAAATACTTGAGACCGTTCATGATGCCGCCCTCAAATGCAGTCTTGAGGCCCCTGCCCCATCCCACAACCTTTTCACCAAATTTCAAGAATCCACCGAACACTTTTGTTTGCACCGAGAACAATGTTCTTGGCACAAAGGTTGCAGCAGCGATAAATCCATCTTTGAATTTTGTACCCTTTTCCGCAACTGCCTCAAAGAAGTTTGTAATAGTGTTCAATATCCAATCACGGTGCTTGATAACAAGCGCGGTAATGGCTACAACGAATGCAGTAATGGCCGCGCCGATAAGAACAAACGGGGATAACACAAGGGCTGTCCCACCGATTATGAAAGCGGCGATAAGGAATGCTATAGCGGCAAAGAATCCAGCAACCCACGCTAACGCGTCTCGTCCTTTGCCTGTGGCTACAGCCCAAAACGCGGACCCTGCTGCGAATATAGCAGCGAAGAATGCAGTGACCGGCCAAGCAGCCGCAAGGGTCACCTTAGTGAACAGGACAAGGAACGCGCCTATTGCAACAGAAGCGGCTGAAAGCGCGGCCATCCATGCCGCGCCTGTAGAGTCAGTGGCATTCTTGACCATGTTGAACACACCAACGATTGCCATACCAGCGGCCACAATGAACCCAACCTTCGCCCCAAGCACCATCCCAACTATCACGAAGGCAGCCAAAGCCGCTGATGCTAAATTGATTGCACCGGTCAGACCACCTTCACCATCTTCACCTGAGAAAACAATCACCATCCCGCCGACTACCTGTTCCAAACCTCTTATGCCTTCAGTCATTTCCACGATAGGTGAGTTTGCACCATCAATTGCTATAGATACGGCTGCGAAAATGAATATGAGAAGACCTAAAATCGCAAACATGCTCAAGAAGCGCGTCGTCATGCGCGTCAAAATGTTGTTGTGTCTGCCCATAATTTTGTTGTTAATTACACCAATTTTGCTGTAAGCCATCATTGGTACAAGCATCTTCTGCATGATGCTCATGCTCTTCTTTCTCTCTTTTCTATCCTCGTCTGACAGGTTGCGCCAATCTGACATGATGTCAATGCTACTCGTCATTGACTTACCCCAAGCCTTCATTTGGATGGCGGTCTTGACAAACAAGTTGCCTTTGATTGCACCCTTTAGCCCTGCGTATTTTCGCTCAACAAGACCAACAGATGACGCCATTGCGTCGAATCCCTTTTGCGCCTCAATCATCGCTGTGATGCTATCGGTACCCAAAACAGGATTCGCCATTTACTTCACCACCCTTCGCTACCGGGGAACGGTTGACCCGTGCCTGTTTTGTCCACTCGTTGCCCTTTATTCATCTCTCCGGTCACTTTGTCCATTTCATCGGCTTTGACGCGCGATACGGCTGTTGCCCACGCGAATGATGTCGCGAAGTCTTCTTCACTCATACGGCGCGCTTCCGCCATACTGATGTTGAAATGCTTCGCTACGGTATAGACCATACCATCGAGCATTTGCCCTGCATCATCCACTGTTTCGTTCTTCATGGAACGGTATAGGGATTCGGCCCTTTCAGGCCATATCACAAAGGGCCTGCAATTAGGTCCTGTGGTTGGGGAAGGAGGGCAGTAATTTGCTGCCCGATGTATGTATTTAGCCCCATGAGTTGCGTCATTGAAAGGTTGGGTTCAGTGCGCTCAATGCACTCTCTCATCATGTATTTCCAATAACCCGCGAGGTCAAGGTCTACATTGCCTGTGCCGGTTATTGATACGAAGGACTTGATGGCTTCTTGCATCTTCAAGAAGGTCAGGTCTTTCACCCATATTTTCATGACCGCCGTCTCGTCTTCGGGGTCTACTTTGATGATATGCTCTACCGCTGCTGGCGCGACCATCAAACGATTGATGTCGCTAATCACGGTGTAGTTATCATGCTGGCTCTTGTTGTTCACTGCTGTCGTCTCCATTTGACTCACTTACCTCGGCCGCATCAGCCGACTCTTCGGTGGCTGCTGACTCTTCGTCAGGGACCACCTGTTCCTCTTCAGCAGCCGCTTCTTCAGCGGGGGCCTCGGAGGAATTTGATTCATCAGCGGCTTGCAACCGCTCAATGAGTTTGGATTTGTTGCCGGATGTGGCAAGACCGCGCTGCGCGCACAACTCTTTCAGTTGCGCAACGGTCATGAGATTGTAACCGTGCGGGTCATCAGGAAATGGATTGTCTGTCACTTTACCCGCTTCGGGGTCAAACGTATTCTCAAGCGCCTGTGCTGCTTCTTGGCGCGCAGTAACCTCAAGGATAGTCTTCGCGACTTGTTCTTGACGGGCTTTGCCGTCACTTAGATTGAATCTGAATCGACCCATGTCATTCACCGCATTACGCCTCTTTCTTCCAAAGCCGCCCTGCGCTGTGAGCCTCGGTCACCGGGGGTTTCAATACAATGGTCCCATGAACCGAGTGTAGCGCCTCGTGATTCGTAATCTTGGATTCGGTCCATGATTTCTTCAGGAGAGCGGCCGTAATTGAGCATCAAATCAGCAGCCCAACGCTGCTTACTGTTCCCATGCCCGGCGTTCTCTAAGCGTTGCATCAATTCCAAAACACCACCGGGTCCGTAATCGTTACCGTGTTGCGCGAAGATGTCTTGTAGAGTGGGCAAACCTCTTGCCTGTGCTATAGTCGTATCTTCTTGTCGCTGGTTCGCCATCTCTCGACGATACGCTTGCGTCTCTCGGGCCAAATCTTCATTCTTCAGCAGTGACCATGCTTTGTTGAATGCGTTACTCATTTCTGTCACCTCGTGGGTCTTTACGGTATGCACCGGTTCGACGACGCTTAGGGGTTGATTCATCCATTGGTTCATCCATTGGTTCTTCTTCAGCAGGTTGTTGTTGTCCCTGCCATTCTTGGAACGCTTCAGCACTTGATGGGTCAAGCACACTCACTTCAGGCATAGAAGTCGCACGGTCACGACGCTTTTGTGCAGCATCACGTCGTGCTTTGTCTTCAGCATACTGCCGCATTCTTTGAGTATCTTCGGTCTCACGACGCTCTCGGGCCTCTTGTGCTTCTCCCTCTGTCTTAGAACGAATCCGTTCCATAATCTCATTGAATTTCACATTCGCGCGTTTTGAACCTCGCGCTCGTGCTTCTTCCTCGCTACTTTTTGGTCTACCTTCGCGCTTCAATACTTGCCACGCGTCATCAATAGCAGTCATATTCTCACCTCAACAATGCAACAATGCGTCATGCGCGACAACCTTGACGTGCATGGGTTTGATTTCCAATTCAGATTTGACAACACCTTTGTCGTCAGGGATAGGTAGCGGCGCCTGTGTGAGAATGTAGTCATCGACAATGACAATGATTTGCTCACGATTTGCACCTGCCCCACTCTTGGTGAGTGTGAGCGTGATAGGTGAAGAGTAGTCTTTCTCACGGTTTGTGCGGAATTCGTGCCATAGTAACGGGTCATCAACGATGACGGTCATCTTCAGGTCGTATTCGGTTTTCCCTTCAACCATGAGCGCGGCGTTACGGCTACCACCGAACGGGATTTGCTCAAGTGATTTACCTGCATGAGTGCCGGTTGCTCGGTCTTCCGCAAGCGGGTTGCCGCGCACTGTGTAGTGTGTCACGGTATTGTTGTTCCCTGTGAGATTGAAGTTGGTAACCTGCGCGAGTGGTTGCCCAAACGCGGTGATGGTTCCGTTGTAGAACATGAATGGCTTCTCGGTGTTAGGTGCGATGCCTGCCGCTTTGCGTTCAGCAAGACCGTTACCGGTGTTCTCAAACATTCGGTGCGCGGTATATCTGTCGCCGGGTCCTGTGGCTTCTAACCTGCCTGTGTCAGTGTAACAATGTAGCGCGTCAAAATTGACTGTGAGTTTGGCTTCTGCGTCTGCATCAGCAGTGAGCGACCAATCCTTAACCTTGCACCCTTTCCAAATGCGCGTCAATTGCTTGCTGTCATTCGCGCTACCGGGCGCACCTGCACCATCAGTAGGCGAGTCGGCGTGAGCGTTGAAAGACCCAACATCGCGTGTACGCATGCTCGACTCAAGTGTAAATGATGGTGTGTGATAACCGGAGAACAGTAGGCGCGAAGTGCGGTTTTGGATATTACCGAAGGTAGCAGCAGTAGTATCAAAATGTGGACTACCGGTCAAAGCAGCATCATCGAATGTGAATTTGATAATCTTCAGTTGCGACCCGTGGTCAAAACAGAACGGGTCATCGACATAGATGCGACGTTCTGTTGCGACATTTTGGTCAACTGCAACAACGCGTCGAATTTCATTTGATTCAGTATGACTGAAATCGGTATGACTTGCGGGCCACTTGTTGCCCGCCATAGGGTCTGCGCGACTTGTAGGGATAAGACGAGCGCTACTATCAACAACTTGAATGTAGTCACCGACCGCAGGTGCGGCAGACATTGCACCACCAAATTCAATGTAATTGTCGCCCATCGCGATTGCCTTTGCGTCGCCACCAGCCGCTTCAACGACTGTTGTAGTCCCGCCACTCTTGTCTGCCGTCGCTTCATTACCAAGTGCGTAGTAGAGCCAACGCGCGCTGTTGAGCATCATGTCGATTGAGCCACCTTCGTTGGTGAATTTCTGTGGGACTTGAATAACAACGTCGCGCCCGATACCCACAATGTGGTTGCGCAGCAACTCGACTTTAGTCTCAGGTAGTGTGACCGTAGCCGCGAGACCGACGAATTGGTCAGTCAACACAGACTCATCAGTTAAATCCGGTCGAGCATTATATCCACCCATGCTTACATCAACAGCCGGACAACCCAGCGCGTCAATGATGATTGTGTCACTTCCGGCAACCGAAGTTTGACTGCCTGATGCCCCTGCGAGCGCAGGTGTAACTGTGATTGTCGCGCCTGAATTGGCGACGATTGTGAACAAACGACCGGTCGCGTTGTAATCATCAGCGTCATAGTTTGCATTCGGGCTGCTGATACGCATAGTACATCCCACAAGCATATTCTTAGGATATTTCAGTATGCCTGTCGCTGACCACATATCTCCACCAGCAGATGCGCCAGCAAATGTGATGACTGAAGTATCACCTGAATTGGCGTGTGTCCACGTTAATGTGCCGGTATGATGCCCGTGCGTTAGGACGATTCCGCTCTCATGTCCGAACGATACTTCGGATAGGTCACCCTTGTAAACTGTCGATGGCATGGTTCCCCTCTCCTCACGCGATAAGTTCCGAGAATATGACTATTTCTATCTGAAAGGTGAATCTATGCAGTTGTTTTGTCCTATCTGACAGGTCCGTGCGCGTCTTATACAGAAGACGGTCAAAGTTGGCGCCGTCCCCCTTTCGCTTACTGTGAATGATGCGTCGGATTTCATCTTCCATCTTCATCATGTGGTCACGGCCGCGCACTGTGCGCGCATCGACAGTAATATTGATGCGCGTGTGGACGAAGTCATAGAACAATTCAGGTTGTTCTTCGTTGTGCGCGGTCTCGTACAGGAACACACCATCGTTGCGCTGTAGATTGAATCGCTTACCGCGTCCGGGGTCCAAGGTAGTGATGTCAGCAATGACAGGCTTGAGTTGGTCTGTGTTGGCTCGATTCCAATTGGTGTCCAATATGGATTGCATTAGCGCAACAGACTCAGTCGCCATAATCACGCACAGCCCATTTTGCACATACCAGCCTTGTCTAACTTGCCATCTTTGCACTTAGGACAGTCTTTTGCTTTCAACAAATCCCACGCATGGTCTAACGCTCTACTCATTTCTCGCGCCCCCTTGTTGTTCCAACTGTGCCTGTAGTGCTTCAAACTTGCGGCGCATTTGCTCTTCATCATATCTTTGCGTCTGCGAATTGGGATTGAATATTATCGATTCCCAATCAGGCTTAGCCTTGTGCCGTGCTTCGCGTTGCGCCTGTTGTAGTCGAAATCTGCTTGAATCAGGTTTGTTCGGCATGCGTGCCGTAGTAGGAGGCGCGCGACGACCGCGCGCGTCGGACCATTCTTTCAGCACCAACCATGCCTGTTCTATAGCAGTCATGCACGCAACGCCCTAATCAAATTCTCGCCGGTTTGGCTGGTCACTCGCATCAATGTCTTGCCTCTTTCGATAATCGGCGCGAGTTTGTCGGGGTCTGTCATAACCTGCCCTGTGTCAGGGTCGATTACCCCACGCTCGTCCGCGATGTAACCATATTGTGTCGCACAAGAGTGTAACACTTTGACACCTGCGGGTGTGACACCCAACTCCGCTTCACGCGCGGCATAGATGAAATCGAGGTCTTCTTGCGCTATTCCCACGGTGTCATCAACTCCACATAGCGCGGTAGCGTTTCAGCCACTTGTTCCTTGAACAATTGATACTTGCTACCAAGGTCGATATTCTGAGTGCCTTCGGGGAACAGAACGCTACGGTCGTCAGAAAGCAATAGGTCCATCGCAACCAACTTGGTGCAAATGTCCTCAATGGCCTTCTCAACGTATCGCTCACCATAGATGTAAGCGACCTTGATTGCGTTCCATTGGAAATAGGGGTATGTGTTGTTGAAGTAAATCACACCCAACTCATAATCAGCCCACCAATCGCGCAGACGCGCTTCGTCACCGGTGGTTGTCCCAACATAGTCGATAAGCATGCGATGCTGATTGACGACAGTGCCCGCCCCTGACATAGCAGCAGTAAACCCTGCGGGTGCTAAATCAGTCACACCTGTGAGAGTATTGCCTGTCTTGCCGGTATAGCGCGCTGCGACCATTGATGCACCGGTTCCCGTGTAAACGATACCGTAGTTGGCAAAACTCCCCGCATCAGTAAGTGCGAGTGAACCACCACCTATCGCGCCGGTTGTCGTAGTAGTGAGAGATGTGCAACCACTGATTGCGATACCATTCTCGTTGGTTGTCGCAAGGGTCGCATTTTCACCACCGTCACCGCGTCGCATAGATGTGACTTTGAGTTTGCCACCACCATAGTCGGCGTTGGCCGATGAAAAGAATTCGTGATGTACATTCGCTTCTTGTAACCCACTGACTGACGCGCTGGTTTCAAGACTGAATGTTGGCGAGAATGGCACGCCTGTTTTGTTTCTACGATTGTCTTTGTTGATGAGGTCTGACAGATTGCTCGCGGTTGATTCGTTGTCAAAGTCCGCACGCCAATTGCCTTGACCTGTGCCGACTTGTAGCGAAGCGACTCCACCGTCTCCGGGGCACAGATATAGATAGTCGGTCGTGTCCAGCACGCTATTGTCAAGTACCTCTATTCTGCATTCAGCAGAAGCAATCTCACGGTATTCTTGGCCTTGCCAAATTTCCAATCGAATAATCTGTTGGACGTTGCGATAAAGAAGAGGTGTGGTTCCGACATAGTCAGTGTAGTACCGACGCCTGTACGGTTTGTATGTATCGAAATTTTTGAATTCCGCGGTCTGCAACATAGGTCGCCACGCGTTATTCGTGAGGTTGTCAATCTTGTCTTGTGCGCGTCGAATCAAATGCTGCACTGCGGACTTGGTGACACCGCGCCGTTTGCCGTTTGTGAACGCATTGAGGTTCTGAATAGTCGCGCTGTCTGCTGTGTTGTGTGTACCTGTCAATGTGTAATTATCTGCACCGACGACACCTGTCGCGCTGGTGACAAGATTGAGGCGCGCGTTACCACCTGATAGTGCGATACTGCCGATAAAGGCAGTCTCCGCGAGAGAAGCATCGCCTAAGATTTCAACTTCGTCGCCCACTTCGTAACCGGTATGACGCAAATCAGATGGCGCGATTTCAACGTATGTGAGACCAGCGGACCCATTTGTCGCGAGAAAATCAGGGTCAGGGTATTGAATCTGAAGTAAGTCCGCGACCTTCTGCGGTGTCGTATAGACAGTCGCGTCAGGGTCAAGAGGTTGAGGGGGACGCTCGCCGGGTTGGAACACTACGGGCATCAGGCACCACCTTTTGGTGGTAATCCCATTGCCCGTCTCATTACGGCTTCGTATGATTCACGCGACGCATCTAAACATCGTTGACATAAGAACTGCCTTTCCTCGCTCATACCATCATACCCCACACCCGGCTCATTACAGCCCGCTTCTTCACATAAACTGACAGGGGCTTTCTGTGGAGGTGTAGCACGCGCTTGCAAGTTTTCCCAAAACGCGGCTTGTTCTTCAGGTGTTGATTTTAGCAACGCCCACGCGTAATCCATAGGGTTCATTGCGCATCCCTCACTTTACCAAGGTTGTAGTGCATAGGTTTGCCACAAGAGCCACACTTTTCCAACCAACAAAAATGAAGCATGCCACAATGCTGACAGCGCGTTCCGCTACCAATGTCGAGAATGTCGCGCATATTGCGCGTGCGAGCATTCTGTTGACGCGTCACACCCGCAAGGGGGTTCTCTGACTGAGAGACGCTACCGGCCCCAAGGGACTCGGCTTTGCGCCACCCAGCCTTCTCCATACGATGAAGGTCGTCGAGTGTGTATGCCGACATGCGAACCCTCCATCATGCTTGATAGAGGATGGTTACAATCATTTCACCGCGTACAACAGTAGTGTCCATGTGCTTGACATTGGTCTCATCAAGCGCGGCAGGGGTGAAATTAGCCATCTGTAAAGTCAGTTGAGCAGTCATGCCCGTGCCACCGGTGGTGTCAACCACTGCCGATGGACTGAACCGAAATACAGCCGCTTGCAAAGCCATCGCAAATCACCTTCTTGTTTGTCTCAGCGCTTGCCAATTGCAATCCATGTTCCGGTTTGGGCACCTGCTGCGCTTGTGATACCCACAGTGAGCGAGTTGTTGCTCACACGGGGTTCGTTTGCGCTGGATGGCACTGCGCCATCAGCGGTTGCTACCATACTCACGATGCTGGAAAACTGACCCGATAGGTCGAGTGTTCCGCCACCGCTTGTGTATGTTCCGGTTACTACATGGAAATTGCCAAAGACACTTGTGCGCTCATCTGCTACCATAGGCATTAGTCAATCACCTCTTCTTGTTGTTCGTCGTTGCTATCTACTCCGACCATATTCTCGCCCACTGCGGACTCGCTCATAGACTCTTCGGCCGAATCTTCCAATTCTTCCTCATTATTGAGTCCTAATGTGTCACCAACAACCTTCATCAGTTGTGGTTTTGTGAGTCCAGCGCGAGCGCGAATATCTCGTAGTGTAAGCCAATCATAAATTTGTGCGCGAGTCCATCCTTCGTCAGGATTATCGCCCGGAAGCGATTCATCCATGATTGCCTCGTTGCCGATTACCACGAAGTCGGGGTCCCCGACAAGCCGCCGAGCATTAGTGTCTAACCACTCTTGCTCAACGTCTTGCGGGATTCCCCTAACAAACTCCCCGAAGGGGGTTCGCTTCGTAGGCCATCGACCGCGGTAGATTACCTGCGGCACGCTACTCACCTCATAGATAGAGGACGAGCATTTGTCCAGCCACGTCGGTCTCGCCACCTTGCACATTCAGTGTGATGGTTAGTGCCGCGAACGATGTGTTGAACGTGTGGTTGTTCGATGCGTGTGTTTCCGCAAGTGGTGCGGCCGCGTTCTCGTTAATGAAAACGCCCAAGATGGACTCAATACCACCACCGAGGATGCAGGTTTCGTTGTCTGCGCCTCCGGTGAAGTTGATTAGAGCCATTTTGGGTCCGCTCACATAGCCGTTTGTCCCATCGGTCTGACGGGGTTCA